ATGTTCTTTACAATAGCCTCCGCCTTCTTTGTGTAAAGGATGGTTACCAGTTTACTTAGGAAACCTACTTCACTTTCTGTCGTCCTTTGTCCCATTCTGTTTTCTCCTGTTTCTTGTGACTGAGCCTCCAACGGTAAGCTAAGTACGAGACTTGTAGAACTGTGTACACTATTGTTGCTATGTACATCCAGTCCTCAAGGCCCAAACCAAATACACTTGCTGCACTTACCGTAATAGGAGGTGCCGTACGAAGAGCGCCATCCACAAATTGCGTTAATTCGTTTGACACATTACCTCCTGTTATAATTTAACCTGTAGCTCAACTTCCGTAGGCGTAATCACTTGCTGATATTGCAATCGGGCGACCAAAGCGAAACCGTAGCACGTCCAGCATGGTAACTAGGCGCGGGTTCATGTCTTCGGCCCATTCGTGGAACTCTTCATAGTTGTCTCAATGCGTCTGTGTACGTTTTCCAGATAACCTTACCCTGTGCAATACCAGAGAGCATAGCCTCTTCCATATCTGCTACCGTGAGTTCTCGAACATCGTTGTTATCCATTACCCAATCTTCGTTCAAGCCTTCAATGATAGCCATCTTGAAGTTGGACAAATCTTCTGGCCGTACTTGCACAACAGCACCGCCTGCTAGTGTGTGTGTAATAGTTTTTAAGTCTGCATCACGAGTAGCTTTTAAAGCCATGCGATTAGCTTCTACTTGCTCGGCTGCAAGAACTTCTGCGGATTTAACATTGATTGATCCCATTACACGGCTCCTTGGCGGGTAGTTACTTTAGGTGTACCACTGAATGCTTTCTCTTGATTCAGCTTCACGTACACAATATCTGGGTTATAGCTTGCGCTGTCCAGTACATCAGAAGCTTCCCAGTGGCCCGGGCCTACGCTTTGGCATATAGTTACATGAAGCTCACCAGCATCGTCACGATACGCTTCACGGATAATCTGGCTTGGTGGTGTGTCTAGTGTGTCTACTACAACAGATTGGAACTCTGCACTGGCGACAAGTGAAGACAAGTCAAAGTCTTCTTGCTCACCTGCACAGAATGCGGTAATAGTCTCACCGCTGAATGCGTAGTGAGTTACGGGTGTGCCTGTGGGCATTACTGTGATTTTCATAGTGTATTCCTTATGTGTAATTATTTATTTCCAGCGACCAATTGCAATAACAGATAAAAAGCAATCTTCAGTTATAGCTTCCACATATGTGTAAGCGGTTAGGCCGAAGACGTTTGAACTAGCTGTCATAGTCAGCCCATTCCTGTAAATCTGCCCTGCTGATTTTATATTACCAGAACCAATACCTGATTCCTCAGCTGACCAGCCTGAATACTCACTAACACCTACAAATGTTTGGGGTAACGCCTTAGATGAAAACGTAACATCTGTGTCTTCAGGAGCGACGAATAGACGCACGATACTCGTGCATATCTGAGTACCATCTGCCCACCTAGTCCACTCCCCATCCGCATTACTACCCGACTCCACAACAGGATCACCGCCCACTTGTGGCATGGCTGTGAAGTCGGCGTCAGCGCCGCCGGCTAACGAGGGGGTTGTGGCTCGACCAGCTATATCGTCTACTTCTATGGATCGTCCAGTATCCAAACTTTCTAAATAATCAGTTCTTAATTTGCTCATTGTACCCTCCAGTAGCTATTGTCCAAAAGGAATTCAGACCAATAGTGATTGTTTGACCTGCATCTATAGTTATCGTCGGGCCAAATGACCAAGCGTTCTTATTTTCAGGCATTGTAACACTATTTTCAATAATAGGGTCATGCCACGAAATAGGGCTGAATGCACTGGCCTCTAAAGGAACTTCCCCCGCTAGTTGACTCTGTATGTTAGCGTCAGCAGCCCCGAACTCACTTCTTATGCGGTAGTCTTCCGACCTAAGCTCACTTCTTATGTTAGCGTCAGCAGCCCCGAACTCACTTCTTATGTTAGAGTCTTCCGACCTAAGCTCACTTCTTATGTTAGCGTCAGCAGCCCCGAACTCACTTCTTATGCGGTAGTCTTCCGACCTAAGCTCACTTCTTATGTTAGCGTCAGCAGCCCCGAACTCACTTCTTATGTTAGAGTCTTCTTGTTTTCTTTCAATAACCTCTGACTCTAATGGTTCCTTGTACCTATCGTCACCTTCTCTAAAGTTAACAACAGAGTCAGGTACGCTCTGGTCAGAATCTATTACCTCTGCCTTGCCATTCACATAAAGGTTACCGTCTATTGTAGCATCCTCAATAAAATGGATAGCAGATTGGATAGTATATCCCTCGGAAAAGAAACCATCTAAGCTTTCATGAACAATATAGAGTAGCTGCAAGAAGCTATTGTTTAGTACCTCTTGCCCAAAGTTGTTTCCTCTTTTAAAATCTGCGTAGGGTACGTCCTTAGGCATTACCCTTCTTATTAAAACATTATCTTCTCCAGCAGGGGGAGCTACTGATAATTCAAGAGTGTTTGAACTGGTTAGAGAGAACGAGGCTAATGCCCCGTCCACAACCACTACCAAGTCTTCATCTCGAAAGTATCCCTCGTCTTGCCCCGTGAAGGAGAAGGTGAATGCTTTTTGAGTTCCGTTACCAGATCTCTTAACATAGCTAAAAGCCATTCTGACCTCCTTTCCTTAAGTTCATTCTTCTATAGTCCGGGTTAATCGTTAACCGTATTTGCTATGGCTAATGCAACACCTACGGCTGCTGTGTTCATTATAGGAGCTATGCCATAGATCTGTTTAAGCCCTTTCATTGCAGCTTCTGAATCACCAGAGACAGCACCAGATACAGTTCCTTGTAAGCCCATGATACCTTGTTCTAAAACACCAGCAGCAGGTAATGAATCAAGACCTGTTATTGGTCTAGCACCAGAGCGTGAACCACTTGTACCGGAACCTCCAGTTAATCCTACAGTAGCACCCAACTCCATACCGAAACCAAGCAGACCAAAGTGTGTACTCATGTTAGCGATCCCCGTTACTGCGTTTGCGGGTTCTGTGGCTCTTTCCCAGCTCTCCTCGAAATCATCTCCGTCTCCCTTCGCCCTGGTATAAGCACGACCGTAGTAAGCACCAGCGGCGATACCTGTTCCCCACATAAGCTTAAGAGCAAAAGCTATTTTGTCACCACGAATACCTGCGGCTACCATACGCTCTATTGCAACCAACGAGACTACCCTGAACTGAGTTACCAACCTGCCTATCTCTTTGCTAAACCAGAGAGGTGTGTCACCAACAAAGGACTTCTGCATGTATCGAGCAAGCATTGAGTTGAATGCAGCACCTAGTTTATCTAGGAATATCTCATCCAAGCCATCTCCTGAAAATATCTGAATCTGTTTGCCATCAACAGTGACGTACTCCGGATTGTTTCTGATGTGATTGAACACAGTGTCTATCTCATCCGGGGATACACCTGCTCTCTCAAGGTTCTCATAATCCAGTTTCCTAGGGGTTATCTCACCATTAGCCATACGAACCAATCTGTCCTGCACACCTCTAAGTGCAAGATCTTCACCACCATGCTGTATTGCACGATACCCTGACAATAGCTGGGCCTTGTTATTAACAAAGCCATAAACATTGTTGAATATCTTTTCAAAGGCACCCTGGCTCGGCTCATCCATTGTATCAAGCAAGTAAATGTTGTTCTTTATCCAAGCACCCCTCTGTCCATAAGCACCCATAAGGTTGTACATACCCTTAAGATCTTCTGATTCTTCTATCTTACCGATAGCTGCGAAGTCTTTGAACTTAGTGTTACGCATAGTAGTACCAAGGCCATTGTTTACAATAGCGTTAGAGTTCTCACTAAGACTAGCAGGCCCGGACCAGCTAAGCCTAATAAGAGATGTGTACTTTCGTCCCATACGAATACCTTTGTGCGCAAACGGGATGTCACCTGAAGCTGTTGTGTCTAGGCTCTCTCCGTATATAAGACGAACAGAATCCATTAGCTGGTCTGCATCCTTACCCACCTCGTCTGTCTGATCTTTGAGGGTAGCAATTTCTTTCTCAGTATCTCCTCTCTTAATGGCAAGCTTTACCTCATTCTCCAACAGGTTCTTAGCTTCTTTCTGGATGTTCTCGATGGTTGACTCTACCTCACCTCTACTCTTAAAGCCTTGAGTTCCCATAGCTGCATCAGCACTGGCCTCTCTTGCGTACTTCATAGCGGTGTTCTGATCTGTATCAATAAGGTCTACCATACGAATGCCTTTGTGCATGTAGTCTATCTTAGCACCCAACGATAGCTTAGCTCTGTCGGATACCTGTTCGGTAGCACGTGCATCACTAAAGCTTTCAAGGAACTCATCAATTTGTCCAGTAGGTACACCAAGGTCTTCAAGGTCAGCTCTCAATGCTACGATGTTTGATTCAGTTAGTAAGCTCTTCACACCAGCTCGTTTTGCTTTCAAGGTAGATCCAACAGCTCTTGCGTACTGAGCCTTAGCTACAATACGAGCTGACTTCTCATTGAGCTTGATCCTACCATTCATATAGGCACCAGTCATGGTCTCTATAACATCCTCTTTCTTATTAGTTCTGCTGGCCTGAAGTATCTTATTACCACTAGGAAGAAATGGCCAATACTTAGGATCATGCTTGACGTTCTCAAAACCCTTAACACCATAACGCTTGCGGAATTTAAGGGACCCCTCTAATATACTCTGTCTTGCTTCCGCTGCACTCTTTATATCAGGGTCATCACTACCACCACGCATCATAGCTAGGACAACTTCGTTATCAAACTCTTTCATCTGGGCACCGACAGCTAGGTGCATCTTCCATGCCGCCACTCCGTTATTCTTTGCCCAGCTTACCTTGGCTTCAAACTCACGACCACCTTCCCCCCCAAGGATACGTGCCATGAATGTATCTTGATGAATAGCAGCAGAAACATGGCCCTTGCCAGCTACCTGTGGATCAGATAAGAGCATACGTGATATACCTCTTATAAGGTCACTAGGACTGAGATCAAGTTGGCTATACGTAGACTTCAATCCAGTCACACCAAGTCCAGACAACCTACGTAGTTTGTCTGCTTTAGGGGTAGCTGCACCGAACTGAGCTGCTTCAGCGGTCATCTCCGCTATACGACCAGCCCCCGGCACATCAAAGATGTCATCCATGAACTCGGAACCTTCAACACGCATAGCACCAGCGGAATCATCAGCGATCTTCTCAGCAGTTGTAGGTGTACGTACAGTGCCATCCTCGTTAACCCTAGGGGTAAGCCCTGCTTCAAGAGCTGAACGCTCTTCCCGCAGCTTCCTCGCTGTCTCAGCCATATCGCCTGCTCTGCGTAGCTCAGCCCTGTTAAGTGGGGACATCTGTGCTTCCATGCTGTCAAGGAGTTTACCCTCAAGATGCGCTGGCACAACACCATCGGTTAGCCTGCTTATATCTGCCCATGCATCCCGGAGTGGTTGATCGGCCTTTAGCCTCTGGTCAATATCATCTGCCTTTGCTTTGACCTTGGCTAGTCGTTCATCTATGCCACTCAGCTTCCCCTTACGCTCAGCAGCACGTCTTGCACGGATACGCTTAGTACCGCCGGGAACAATATCTGGAACCCGTGTGCGGCTCTCTGTGAGCTGGTTGAGCTGGTTGTCTAATTGAGATCTCTCTCTAAGTAGAACTTCCCTGTCCCCTTTACTCATCCGGTTCTTAGCAAGAGGCATCAATTCATCTACCAACTGCTGTCTACTGTCAATGTTACGAACATTAGTTATGCCGATAGCTTCCTCGATATCCTGAATAGACCTATCAATCTCGTACATTCTAGTAATCTTCTGAAGCTCCTCGTCTACCAGACGGCTTTCCTCAAAGGCTTCCCGGTACGTATCTGTTCTAGCTGGATCAATGTTAGCTGGTTTTCCATTCCTAAGTTTTTTGAAACCAGCAACACCCAAAGGAATCGCACCAGATACAAGACCACCACCAAGAGAACTGATGACAACATCTTCCCATCCTCTATTTGTGTCTGTTGATTTAAGTAAAGCCTCTACAGCGGCACCCTCTACGGCACCTAAGCTACCAATAGCTAATGTTCTTGCTAACAGGGTGCCTCTGGCTAAAACACCAAGGCCACCAGTCCCCAGGTACAAAGGAAGCAATGCCTCATCAGTCATGCCTGCTGCCATCTGGAAAGCGAACCCTCGCATACCGGCATCACCTAACTGTTCAGCTCTGCTTCTGTTGCTATTGATCTGATCCTTTCTTGCTGCGTAGTCCTCGTAATTAACAGCAGAAACAAGAAGTTCCAGTTCATTATCTGTGAAATGTTTAGCATCTTGCATAAGCAAACTTTCTTTAGCAGCTAAGAATGCCTCGTTCTCTTCAGCTCCACGTAGGTCAGCCACCCTCTTCATACCAGCAACCAAGGTTACATCCTCACGGGCTAGTCTCCATAACTCACCTGCTCCGAGGTCTGCTTCCTCAGCAGCCTCCATTTCTCTGATTCTCTCCTCCCTCAGCGTACTGTAATCAGTAGAAAGAATGGGGGAGAAGGTAGTTCCAATGCTCTTGTCTTCCCGGGTAGGAGCTACGTTAGATGGGAACTGTGCTTCTACCTCTGCTGCCATACCTTCTGGGGCAGGTTGTGCCCCTGTAACTGTACCTTGTGGAGCTACGGTAGCCTCCGGAGGTGAGCTGGCTGGGCTTCTACGCATAACACTATTGATCTCGTCTTCAGTTGCACCTACTTCTATTGCTTGCGCTATCAAACTATCTTGAAAAGCGGCACTGTTGTACGGTTTCTCCTCCACTATTCCTCCTGTTATCTCACTTATAGGTTATCTTCTTTCTGGCAATCACTTAAAACTGCGCCCTGCCAGTCTTCCTCGACTTGTTTATCTTATTCCTAAGTTCGAAAGTCCCGAGAGCTTCCTGTACTCTCTTAGTATCTACAGCTTCCCGGTAACCAGTACCAAGCTCTCGCATTGTGACAGCTCTGTTTAGAAGAGGTGAGCCTAACTTATCAACAGGCATTATCAATCCACCGTGTCTTGCTGTGAACTTAATGTCTTGCATAGACAAGTCATCTAGTGCTGAGTTCTCATCCATCTGTTCTAGGTTAGAGCCAACGAACCATTCAAAGGCTTGGTCTAGCTCGTCAGGACGGATCAAAAACTGGCCCTCGGCATCAGTTGCTTCTGCTAGGATACGTGATCTACTTCTGTTTATAGCAGATCCCGATTTCAACCTAGTGAAGTCACCCAAAGTTCTCTCTGCGGCAGCAGCACCAACAGAGTCAGGATCAGTAGCACCGCTACCCATCAGAACACTAGCCTCTCTTGCCGCCTCAGTTGACACCCAATTACGGATGTGATCTGGTACTGCCTCGGATCCTGTGAACCAAGCTGTTCCCCACTCCAGAAGACCTCTATCAAGGGCCTCGTCTGCTGCAACTCTGGCATCAGATCTACCTGTGGCCTGCTGCTCTGATGTCAGATTGGTCTCACCGTGCGTTGCTGCCCAAGCTCTTCTCCAAGCTCTAGGGTCTGGCTCCTCGGTGTCTCTCATGGCATTGTAGTTATTGATGAAAGCTCTGGTCTTGCTGCTCGCGCCGTATAATGCGATGTCAGACTCATTCAGCTTAGGCAATATTTTGAGTGCTTGGTTAGCCCAATCAGGTACACCATCCTCATTTTGATAGTCAGCAGGGTCGAGAGAGGATAAAGAAGAAAAGATCCTTTTAAACTCTGGAACCTTTACACCAGTCCTACTTATCTCAAGCTTTCTATCAACTGCGTACCCGTAAGCTTCAGTTGGATCTAACTCACCTATCTCTACTAGCTGAGCTGTGGACTCATCTATACTTTGAGATACCCCAGCTACTCCATCGCTTACCTCTTCGTTAGTCAGGTCTAGCCTAAGACCAACAGGCATAGAGTCTCCATCAGTTACACTGCGTATGATGTCTAACTGTACTTGAGTATTCTTCTCTTCTCTAGCAGCGATACTAGCCTGCTGTTGCTTCAGGGAGGAGACCATCGCAGCAGATACAGAACCGGGATACCTTTCGTTAAGGTTGTCCAAGGCAGCTTCCGTTTGTTCCCAGCTTGCCTGCCTTGTTTTCCATAACATCTCGATATTACCACGGATGCTACCAATCTTAACAGCATTCTTCTGAGCTTCTTTTCTCTTGTAGATCTCTCTGGCTTGAGCCACCCTCTGGTCACTGGAAGCCCACTCTTGTCCCTCTATAGCAGACAGGATCCTGCCATCACCAACCTCAGCATCTCTCTTCGCTGCATTGACGATAGCGTTCCTGAACTCCTCGGGTGTAACTCCTAAAGCATCTGCCTCAGTAGACAAGCTACCATCTTCACCAATAGCTTGTGAAAGCTCTTCAATACTACCAGCAGCTTCACGGTACTCTTCAATACTAGAACCTAAGGCATCTGCCCTAAGCCAAGCTTGATGTCCTTTCTGAGCTGCTGTTCTTATCTGGTGTAGCTGAACCTGAGACTCTTGCAGTCTATTACTAAGAGCCTTGGACAATTGAGCATCTGGTTGGTACTGACTGATTAAACCAGAGTAAGCAGCTCGTGTAGCTACCGCGTACTCATCATCAGTCATACCGGGGTTTTCCCGAACAGTGTTAGCAAGCTCAGAGTTTGTTTCAAGAACCTGATCACGCATGTTGATAACTTGATAAGATCTTATGCCAGCGTTGGTAGCATCATCTGTAGGGTCTAGCCCCTGAAGTGCTCTCTGCTGCTGTGTCACCTTATCAAGATCTATCTTAGCTTTCTCACTGCGAACTGAAGAATCAATAGCCTGTCCAGAAAATCCCATCAGTCCAGAAACTACCCTAGCTGCCTTAGTGGGTTGATTAAGGGCAGCTTGTGGTTCAACAAAAGTGTCTACAGTTGTAGACGGTTGTGCTCTCCGCTGGTTCCTTGGAAGAGACTCAATAGCCTCTCTTGATATTTGACCAGTAGCCATTACGTACCTCCTCTCGATGTTTCAGCCGGATCACCCCCCGTAACCTAGGCTTTCTTGTATGTCCTTGCCTGCCGCGAATCCCTGTACACCATCTATGCCTGTTTGTAGTCCTACCTCTGCCCAGCTTGGACGTTGAATCTTCCTGTTGTCAGTTCTGGCTGCTGTACCTACCCTGATCTGCTCAGCTTGGTTCCTGAAACCTTGGAGTTCAATATCTTGATTGGTTATTATGGTGTTCATATTACGACCTCGTTGTTGCCTGAGGTCACGAACCATACTGTCTACGCTGAGACCACTGGTGCCTGAGGCTGCTGCCATCAGACTAATTTTAGAACGCCTAGATGCGTACTCTCTTTGATTAGCCATAGACTCCTCAACAGCTCGTTGCCTAGCGTCTTTTTCTGCTCCTGACAACTGACTGTACTGGTCTTGCATAGAGTTCAAAGCGGATGCGTTCTTCTGCTTCCTCTGTGTTTCTGCTGCTTGCGCGGCGTTCCGGGCCTGTATACCCTGCATCATAGCAGAGCCAGCACCCGTGACTGCTGATATTGTACCAGCGTTCGCCACGATAAAAGCACCTACTGCTGATAGAGACATGCTCCCCTCCTAGTTAAAATCATACACGGCGTCCTCTCTGTGTGAACCTACCCCTCCACTCCATATCTCTTAGCTGGAAAGGTATGTGACTATCCGTGATTAGTTTGAATGTTATCTTGTCTGATTCTTGCCTGATGGGAAAGCTGTACTTACCAGGAACAATAGGTGCAAAGCCCACAATATTACTGAATCCACCAATAACCCTGCTATTGAACTCGTAATTTCTTGTGACTCCCCACTCATTTTCAACAACAACTTGGGTTAGTCCTGTCTTATCATAGTTGATATTAACATCATTTATAATAAGCCTATCTGTGTCTATAACCTTACCAGCCCTATCTTTTATGAAAGGCATAGTTGGTTGGTAGACCATCTTGTATCTTATCCCACCAATGATAGAAACTTCAGACACGTCATCTGGCGCTATGTTCTCTTCTATAGATACTTGCTGTCCTGTCCTACTGAATGTAATTGTTACACCAGAATCAAAGCAGCCACCCCCTCGAACAAGAGCTAACTCTTCACCAGCATAACCATAGGGTATCTCAACATTCCACTGCCCATCGGTCTTAACGGCTGTTGCTTGAAACCTCCTGTCTAGCCTAGCAGAGAATGAAAGCCCATTATCATCGGGGTCTCCTGTTTCGATATGCTCAAGCTCAAGGTTACCCTCCCGGTTTATGAGGATGTAGATAGTATCATTGTCGTAAGCTATGTACTGCACCTCACCCTCGAAGACCCACTTGCTCCATGAGGACTGAACTCTACTCTCACCTTGCCACAACCAGTTGTACACATAGACTTCACTAGGGTCTTCAGCCAATACAAGAAGCTGGTTCTTGTTTGTGCTGGTAGCTATTTGCCTTGCTCTACCAACAATGTATTCATCTACGTGGTCTGTTACTGGTCTAGCTCTCTTTGTATCTGTGAAGCTGTCAGTATAGAACTCCCGGATACCAGAGAATCTTCCGTAAGCAAAAGCAAAGAAGATAACATCGCCTGAGGCAACAGGTGGACACTCAGCAATATTCTCAAAGGTACTAGCGAACTGCAAAGTTGCGTTGCTCTTAGTGATAGGCTCTCTTCCGCTTTGCAAGAACTGTCCGTTGCTACTGAAGAATACCCTGTCCCCATCTAGGATAGCAGAGTTCTCAAGGAAGTTAACCTTATTGGTATCTGCGTACACATCAATAGGATCTGTATCTAGCGCAGTCCTTACTGTGCTCCTAAAGAAATCAAAGAACTGATTGCTTCGGCTATATATAACAGACTCTCCTGCTGTCAATGACAACCTGTTTTGTAATGTGCCTATGCTAGCCAGGGGAACACCATCTTGTACAAAGGATGGCATCGGGTTACTCTTCTCTGTCCCAAAACCTCTCTCTTCCCAAGGCCCTTCCTTTATAATAAAGACAGCCTTACCCGCCTCAAACCTATCCCTTATAAGGACAACAGGCATAGTCAATACATCTAGACCTATACTCTGCAATGGGCCTGTTGTTTCTACCCAGCGTACTGTTGATCCCGATGCCTCTACCGCGACAAGCCAGTAGTTATCATCACTATTATTACCTCGACCAACCACTTCAACACGGTATCCTATGGGTGCGTGGACAGGTAGATCTGTTACTTGCTTAACCAAGTTCTTTACAACAAAGAGATCCCTACCATCACCACCATCTGAAGTTGATATATCAAAGTCTGTGTTGTCAGTCTTTCTTACCAGGATAGTGTTACCTTCAAGAGTAAACTCGTATCCAACAATATCTCCTAGGTTGGTGCTATCTGTTGCTTCGTAATACTGGAACAGGTACTCAACAGGATTCGGGTATACGGTAAACGGCTCCTCTTGGTATACCGCCGAATAAGTTTTTCCATTCAGGAAAATGGTATCAACAGGAGTGCTATAAGTTGCATCAGTAAACTGTTGAGTATATATTCTGTCAACACTAGGATCTCCATAGTTGTTATATAGCCTTTCAGCTACAACAGAAGTATCTACACCATCTATGTCTTCAGGGTCACTACCATCTGGTGTTGTATAAGATGAGACAATTGTACCATTAAGGCTAATAGAATACGTCCTACCATAGTCAGCAAACTGAACATTTATTATAGCCTGATTATCCAGTGCTGGTGTCAGCTCAGAATCTGCCAAAGGAATTACAGTCTTGTTAACTAT